AGTAAGAGTAGCTGTGCCGAGTTCGATATTTGACGAATCGTATTTAGTCGCCAAGGCGGTTTTATCTGCTTTCACAAGCAGAGCGTTGTAAATTGCTCCGCTTGTGAGATAACACGGGCTGTTATTTTTTGGTTCGCTGTCGAACGGCATTGAATTGAGCTTTTGGGCAAGTTTTTGGTCTGTTCTTTCCTTCGTATATGCGTCCGTAATTCCGTACCCTGCAAGCGTTGTCGATTTATTGGCTTTACTTGCAAGATTTGCGTCGGTCGTATCAAACCTTGCTCCAAGCGAATTTTGACCGCCTCTTGCTGTGGCTATTTCGGTTTCAAGTGCAATTGCTCCGTCCGTTGCCCGTTCAATCCCCTCGTCCATATGGTTGAGGTTGTCGGCATTGAGGGGCGGAGCAGAGCCGTTCACAAAGACAATTTTATTGTATTTGTTCATTTTCTTTTACTTCCTTTCCTAATCGTTTTTCGCCCTTTGATGTGAGGGCAGTTATAAATCCGTCCATTTTCTTATTGAACACAAATGTTTCGATTGTCGGCAAATCTTCAAACGGAGTTTTAATTGTGTACTTATCGCCTGCCTCAAGCCACCAATACGAAAACAGCTTAATTTTTGTCGGGCGGTATTTATATACATCACCAAAAAAATTAACAGAATTATATTTTGTGCCGATATCACTTGCTGTTGTTCTGCACCTCATCAAAATGTTATCGGAAACATACCACGAAAAATCGTTACTGTTGCCATACAAAAACGCTTTTTTATCAGCAAATTTAGCACTGTACATACGGATAGGCTCAAGTTCGTAATCTTCAAAGGATAAATCTTTGTACGAATCGATTGTTTCAACGGAAGATTGAGAATACAGCCTTTTAAAACGCATTTTTCCGTCGGCATCTATAACGGCAAAGCTCAAAGTTAATTCTGCATAAGCTTGGATTAAACCTGACAAGGTAATGTCCTTTATAACCTTTTCCACGCAGGTATCATCAAATTTCAGTGGTACACTAAAGACAGATAAGCTCGGCGGTGAAACCCCTGTAATTGCATAATCTTTGGCAAATTCTGCGATTATTGAATAAAAGCTCTTAAAATTATCGTCTTTTTGATAGTGCGCATAACCATAAGCAAAACTGCCGTCCTCGTTCTCTTTGCCTGCAAACCACAAAGACATATCCACCTTTGACATATCATAAAAAGCGTCATAGGCTGTGATTTTGACGATGTTACGCTGTTTTTTATCTCTTTGAGCCGACTGAATTTTACCGTAGAAAACAGGACATTCAACCGTTCCTGTTTCGGCAGGACAAATAAGAGTATTTGACGGGTACAAATCATCTGACGGATACAACTCTGATTCAAGATATGTTGCCGTTATGATGACCTGTACTGTCTTTCCTATCAAAGCCGAGCAATCATAATCAATGAGTTTCACGCTCATTTCAGAGGCTATGCAACCGCCGAATTTCAATTCTTTTTCAACAATTTCATTTTCAAGCGAAAAGCTGTCAAGCACGATACTTTCACCTGTTATATCCTCAAAACTGCCGTCGGGGGAATGCAGGGCAACGGTGTTGTAAAGTGTGTTTGTTTTCAGCTTATCAGCAATTTCTTTAGATACAAGCATTTTTAAGAATCACCCCTTAATACTCAATCAGCTCAACAGTAATCGGCTGATAGGTTATATCATTCTTTTCGGCATTCATTACGGTATATTCAATATCAGGAATATAAAAATAAGAGGTGTAATAGCTGTTCGTTTCATCGTTCCAATAAGTTACCCTGCACTTTCTCTGTAACTTATTCGCCATTGAGAGGTTGATAATCGACTGAAAATCAATCTTTTCGTCAAGATGAAGAATGTGAGTTGAAAACGAAATTTTTGTTTTGTAATTTGGCAGCGTTGCCCTTTGAAGCGTACCGTTCTGATCTCGTTCCGCAGAAGTTTCAAGTCGCTGATTCGGAGTTGATGAAAATGCGGTAATGTACTTATTCGGCATTATGTTGTTGCCGAATTTAAGCAAATAGCCGTTATAATTTGACATATCATCCCCCCTTTATGCAAATGCGGATTTACCGTTGTGTCTGCGTCTGTAAAGCTCATCCTGTCTTATCATTTCTTCAAAAAGCGTTGAACCCTCAAGCTCGGCAGTAAACGAATAAGTGTTGCCACCGTTATTGCGAAAGATAATGAACATTTCATAAATGCGTTTAAGCAGGTCAAGAATTTGTGTGAGAATCACTGTATCCTGACCGCCCGAATTGTCGAGCATACCCTGTAACTTGTTAAGAGGAGAAATAACCTCAGGGTTACCGCTGTTAGCACCTGCGTTATCGCCGACAACCGCAAGTGTCGGAGCTTTAACAATACCGCCTTTTGCAAATTTTCGTGCCGGTGATTCCGTGGGTTCTTCAAATCTCGGAATGAGAGGCGGATTTTCAGGCATTGAAAAACTCCAATCCTGTCCAAAAGCCGCTCCGATAATACCGGCTATTCCGCCGATTGAATTAACAACACCCGAAACGAAATTATAAATACCTGTCCACAACGCATTTATGCCGTCAATGATAGCGTTTATAATAAACTTAAACACGGCACAAATGCCGTCCCAAATGCCTTTGAAGAAGTCGTAGATACCCTGCCATGCTTTGTTCCAATCGCCTGAGAAAACACCTGTAATGAAGTCAATTAGACCGCCGAATGTTTTCTGTATAGAGGTAACCAACCCACCGATAAATGTAAACACATTATCAAACACCCTTTTTACGGCATTGAAAACATTCTGAAATATAGGTCCCCAAAAACTGACAAGCCAGTTTACAAACGGTGACAGGAAGTTATTCCACACGGTTGAAACACAGTCTGCAACCTTGCCGAAGAAGTTTATTGCACCCTCAAAAACAGGCTTCAGCCAGTTTTCCCAAGCTGATTTTACGATTGCTACGATAAAATCCCACGCAGGCTTAATCCATTGATTGTAAACATTCATCAGGGTTGTGCCGATATTGGTAAACATATTGCAGACATTCTGAAAAATCTGCTGTCCGTTGCCGTTCCACCAATTACTGATAATTGTTCCGATATCTCCGAAAATCTGACCGATAAAGTCAAACACATCTGCAAACTGCAATTGTAAATTTTCAAGAAATTCTGTGATTGTTGCACCGTCATTTTCAGTCCATTCAACAAGGCTTTCGGTTGCGATTGAAAACGCACCCGAAACAACTTCGCCGACTGAACCCGCAAAGGTTGTAAGACCGCTTAAAAGATTGGAAATTGATTCTTCCATTTGAGGGCGAACATTGTCAATTGCATTGCCTGCAAGTGTACCGAAATTATCAAAAAAGGTTGAAAGGTTGTTATAGCCGTTTGTAAGATTGTTGCCTATGGTATCGATAAAGCCGATAATCTTTTCCCTGTCTTTTGAGATCCACTTAGCAACACCGCCTGAAATGGTCTGAAACGACTTTCCGCCGATTGTCGCAACCGCTCCGAATGCAGAGCCGATTGCCCCGAGTTTTGCAGAACCGACCTTTTGCATTGTGCCAAATGCCTTTTGAACTATGGGAACAGCATTATCAAAAATGGTTTTGCAGTTCTTGCCTATAGCTGACCAATCAACCTTGTTAATACCTTTCTGTACATTCTCGACAAAGCCTTTGAATCCGCTTTTTTCGTATAGATTTTTGAATGCCCCCGAAAGATTTTTGCTTGTGTCCTTGACAACATTCTTTGCAACAGCTCCGCCTGATGAACCGCCTGAAGAGCTTTTTGATGAGGAGGTGTCTGACTTTGAAGATGAGCTGTCAGAGCTTGAAAGCACATTCAGCTTGTCAAAGCCCGCTACACTTCTCTTTGCCTTTTCAGAACTTTTCTGAACATTATCAAGTGACTTTGAACTGTCATCTGCCGTATTCGTAAGGCTTTTGGCAGAATCGGACGCAGATTTGATATTGCTTGCGGTGTTGTTGCCTGTATCCCAGCCGAATACCTTTGAAAGCGATCCAACCGCGCCTTTGGCATATTCCGTTAAAGTCGCAAGTGCGGAACTCAACCGCTTTACAACCTGAGTTGCCACCTGTAAAATAGGCTGACCGACTACGGCAAGGAGCTGTTTCCAACTTTCTCTGAGGTTGCCTGTTACATTCTCCCAACCGTCTGCTTCACGGCTTGCCTGTCCCATAGCACCCGAAAGCTGATTAGCGTCCTTGACCATTTGCAAAAGCGTGAGCTGTTTCTGCGATTCCGACAAATCCGTAAATGACTTGCCATACAGCTTATTAGCCGCCGCATTTCGTGTGGTTTCAGTACAGGACAAACCGAGTGCGGCATCATTTTCAAAGTTGCCTTTCAAGAACGATTTCAGGCTTTCTGCGGTGTCTTCAAGCGAACGGTCGTAATATGCGGCACTGTCGGCTGTTACCTGTAAAGCCTCCTGCATCATACCCAAAGCACTTGAACTGTCCATACCCGTAGTTTTTGCAAAGGCATAAATGCTTGTGCCGACACCCTGTAATCGGGTTTCAAGAATACCGCTTTGATCGGCAACGCTCTGAATGGCTGATTCTGCCTGTGACTGCATTGTGCCGAATGTCTGCTCAAACTGCGAATTTGCCGCATTGACTTCCGCAGCCGATTCAATGCACTGCTGACCGAACTCCTTGATTTTGGCAACGGAAAAGGCGGCAACCACAGCCACACCGATTTTCTTAAACGAAGATGAAACCGAATTGCTTAACTGCTCACCGCTGCCTTTGATATTTGAAAACTCTTTCTCGGTTTTCTGAGAAACGCCCTCCGCAACCTTTGAAAAGGACTGTTTCATATCCGTGCTTACATTTTCAAAATCTTTTGAAAGACTTGAAAATGCCGAATCAAACTTTTTTGTAATTGAATCGGAAATCTTATGCAATGTTTTTGAAATATCATCACCTGTCAGCCTGACATCAAGCTCAATTTCACCCGCCTTTGTCGCCGTATTCACCACTTCCTTTCATTTTAGATTTTTTAAAAACAGGCATAAAAACAGCGCACACCGTTATGATGTACGCTTAAAAATTTTGCAAAAGAACAGCCACCCCATTTGGAGTGGCTTTTTGTTTTAGTTGTTGAGTTCGTAGTATTTGATGTCGATTTTCGGAAGTGACACATTGTTGCCCATTACGGTTTCATATGTATAGTCGCCGTCACAAGTTCCCCAGAATGTGATTACATCATCTTCAAGGAGTTTGTCCGCACCGTCAGGAATTTCTACAGTTGCGTAGATTGTATCAGTCCACAATGGTTCATCAAGATACTCATTTTCTTCTTTGGTTATATTGATTCTCAGGTCAACCGAATCGCCCCAGCCTTCCTGAACCTGAATAATCTGACCTTCAAACTTGTAGTCATTACCTTTGTACTTGTCAGGGTTTCTTGAAAGAGTTTTAAAGTCGATTGTTTTGCAACCGTCTTTAAATTCTTTTTCAACCTTCTTCGGGTCTTTAGTAGGCTTTTCTGTTGCAACTTCTTTTGTGGTCGGTGCTTCTGTCGCTTTTTCAGTTGCTTTTTCTGAACTCTGATTTGCAACAGTAGTTTCCTGCTTTGATTTGTTTGAACCGCTGTTACCGTTAATTGCACCGTTTACACCGCCAACAATCATAATAGCAACAACGATAATAACCCAAAAATACCAACGCTTGTAAATTTTCTTCTTCGCATTTACAGGATTTACGGTTGCCGAGGTTGAATCGTTTCCGCCAAAGCCTGCACCGCACTTGTCGCAAAATTTTGCATCGTCCTTTAATTCGTTTCCGCAATGTGGACATTTCATAAACATACACTCTCCTTAATAAATTTGTTAGTGTATGTTACATTTTATCACTATATATTAACATTGTCAAGAATTTTGTAGATACAGCGAAATTTATGTACAAATTTACAGATTAGCAAAAAAGTTTTGAAATTCTGCAAGAACGGTGTTCATATCTTCGTCTGAATAGTGCTTTACATTCCTTGACCGCCATTTGTTGCGGATTTTATGCTGTGACGAAGTAAAGTTTTTCAAGACTTCTTTGTCGGTTTCAAGGCGAATTTGAACCGTTCTTGCAAGCGGTGTTTCGGGTCCTAAGCCTTGCAGAAGTGAGCAGAACTCATTCCAACTCATTTTAGCAAAATCCTTTGAATAAATGCTGACCCCGTACTCCGAGCGAAAGCTCGACACGATTAAATCAAAGTCATCAATCAGGTCGTAGCCGGGGTCTGAGCTTCCCCCTCGTCAGTCAAATCGCCTGTTGCGATTTTGGCGGATTCGCTGATAAGGACGTTGAAATCGTGCATATTCAGCTGTAACTTTTCAATCTTTTCTCTCTCGGATTCATCAAAAAGAAGATGATACATTTCGATAACATCTTTACTTTTACCGTTGCCGTCCTCAAAAAGTGCCGCAACTTTGAGCATTGAAACTGCGTCATTGTTGATTGCAAGGTCAACATTTTTAACTCTGACACTCGGCTTTTCCTCAAAATTAAGCTTGTCTGTAATATCAATTAACTTTGACATAATCGTTCATTCCTTTCATTTTTTAAGCGGCTGCTGTATATACCGGCTTGCCGTTTGACATAACTTCAAATTCAAGCGGAGCAACACCCGTACTTGCGCCTGCACCGTTTGATGTAACGGATACAACTGCATTTTTAAAGAGGACGGTTGCACCGTTGGGGAAGGTCCACATAAACGAAACTTCTGTCTTTCTGCCGTTTTCAAATGCAAGGGCGGCAATCTGGTCATTGCCTGCGTCACCGATTGTACGCTTGCCCTTTACCGAAATTGTGATTGACTTTGCTGTCATAAGCCTTGACTTCCAGCCCTCGTTTTCAAAGGCTGTCCATTCCTCAACACCGTTGTCAAATGCAACAGAAAATTCTTCGCAGTTAGCAATATTTGTCGTGGCGGATTCTGTTCCTGCCTTGCCAACCGCAAACTGATTTTCATAGCATGGGAATACTCCCGATTCAACTTTTGCCATAAAATTACTTCCTTTCGTAATAAAATTTAACTTCAATGACCTGCTCATACACACCCTTGTCGTCTGTTCCCACATCAACGGGTTCTTCCGTGAGCAGTTCGATTATATAGATTTTGTGTTCCTTAATTTCAACATTTTTAATGCCGTAAAGCGTTTCGTAAAGCCTGCGTGCAAACTCCTCTGTTTCTCTTGCGTTGTCGGTGTAATGGATAAGCAAAGACACGCTTATTGTATCGTAGGTACTTTCACCGCCGATTGCCCTTGTGGGTGTTCCCGACTGCTTTAATGAATACACACCGATTGACCTGTCCTGCTTGTTGTCGAGTTTACCGATGTAATAATGCTCGGCTGAGGTAACGCTTTTGAGCCAATCTCTGATGTCCGATAAGTAAATCAAAGTCCTGCTTCCTTTCTGTATAATCTCACAAATGCCTGACTGCAAAAATTCTGCCGTGTACCGCCCTCAAGCCACGGTGAGAACCATTTACCGCCGGCGGCAATGTTTTCCTTACGGCTGAAATTATACTCGGGATGAAAATACAACCGCCTTGCATACGGAGTGCTTGACACGATTTTAACCGTGCCGTTCCAACTCTGCGCACAATCTTCAAAGGTGTTTTCGTTCTGAAGATTACCCGTATCAAACGGCATTACCTGCGTGTTTTTCACCTGTTTAAGAAGTGCGTCACCTGTCTGTTCAAGAGCCTGTTGCTTTGCCCTATCAAGCTGTTTTACAACAGGCATATTGAGTTTGATTTTTGATGATACCGAAAATCCCATTAAATCACATCCAATTCCGTAAAATTAACTTTGCCGTCGGGGTTGCGGTGTTTTGTACCCTGTACGATGTTTCGTTTTACGCCGTCAAGGATTACAAAGCCACCGCTTAAAGTGGGGCTGTCGGGGACAATATCGCCGTCAAAAAGCAAGACAGCCGACACCTGAACAATTTTCTGCTCTTTAGTATAGACCGTCTTTGCCTTTGACTGCATATTACACAAGGCAGAGCCACCGTGCAGGGTTGCTGACGGGTACAAGCTGTCGGAGGGATACAGATTTTTGCATTCAAATGCGATAACAGGAGAGCCGTCCTCGGTTATTCCCTCACCGTAGATTGTGACCTCGACAGGAGTTTTGCAGAACTGCTTTTTTACAAGTGACGGAAATTTCACGGTTTTCACGCACCTTTCAGATTGCAGGATAACAAAGTCCTGTTGATTTTAGCAACGCATAGAGGTCGGCAGGAATTGCCACTCCGCTGATGCACATTAAATTCCAGCTTACGCCAAATTCCATTGATGTGCCGTTGATTGAATAGCTTTTCAGGTAGGAAGAAATCATATCGGCATTTTCTTCTTCAAAAGCAGTAAGTCTGCTATGCACTCTGCCGATGATTCTCTTCTGCATTTCCGAAAGTTTTTCAAAATCAATGCGGTTAAAAGTCAGAACATCAATGTGTTCGGCAGAAATAATACTGTTTTCATCTCCGCCCTGCTGTTCAATGTAATCGGCATACATAGATTTACTCCTTTGTGTCTGACTTGGTACTCTCTTTAAGTTTTTTGTTTTCGGCTTTGAGCTTTGAATTTTCTTTCTTCAAAGTATTGTAATCATCAACAGAAATTTTCTTGCCTAATCCATATTCTTTGATTTTGCCGTTGTCATCCTGAATATCATAACCACGGGATACATAAGTCTTAGCTTCCTCGTCTGTGTTGACTGTATATGACTTATTGTCTTTGATTGCTTTCATTTTTTCTCACCTCGCTTTAAGCCTCGGCATGAATGATTACGCCCTGCTTCATAAGTTCGTCAATGGCAAAAGTACCATTAACTTTTCTGTTCTGATATATATAATTATCAGCTGTTCGGCTGTCAGAACCCGGAGTATAGACATTGATATATGAATACTTAACTCTTGACACCTGTGCTTCCGGGTCAATAAGAATATAGTCAATCTGCTTAGCTGAGCTGTCAGCAACACAACCGTTTGTAAAATCAAACAAAGACTTCATTCTTGAGCTTGGCACTTCTACAATCTTATCAATATCATCAACGGAACGAACACGGCGGTCAATGCCCTTTGCGGAACTGATTTCAAGTGTTCTCTGAATACCCTCTGCATTCTTCAAAAGCTTTTTGTACTGTGGTGTCGCATAAAGAATAACCCTGTCGAGCGGTACACCTGCTTCGGCAAAAGCCTCAAGGTTATCGTCAAAATCTGCAAGCACATTCGCCGCAGTTAATGCAGTAGTTTTTACTGTTGCACCAACTCGCTTAGCTTCTGTATAAAGCTTGCTGTAAGTATAACAGTCGAGTTCAGGGATAGCCTGTGTTTTTTCAAAGCGTGTCTGAATATTTGCGATAGTCACTACCATATTTGTTTCGTCAACATCAATAGGGTCGATAGCAAACTCAATATCTCTGTCGTGGTCAAGGGTTTTGGTTTCGTAACCGTTTGAATATGTACCCAAATTAAAACCGCCTGCACCTCGTGTATGGTCTTTATAACCGCTGACCGAGAGTTTCGGAATTTTAATATCCTTACCGTTGATAATCTGAATGTCAGAGTTTGAGTGGTAAAGGTCATCGCAAGTAAGGACCTGACCATACAATTCTCTTAATACATTACTGAAAATAGTTGCGTATTCTAATACTGCCATAATTATTTACCTCTTTTCTTACTTTTTAGATTTGATGCCGAAAATTCCTCTTAAGGCATCTTCTGTTAAATTTTTGTCGCTGTTGCCGTCACCGCCGATTTTCTTAACTCCTGTGCCGTTCTCGGCTGGTTTGCCCTTGAGTGCGGGGATATCGTCAAGCACCTTTTTAACAGCCTCTGTCAGCTTTTCCGCATTGACCTTGCCGTCTGTCACAGCCTTTGAAAAGTCTGCAATTTTAAGCACATACGGAACGGTTGCAATGTCAACGCCCTGTTTTACGGCTTCGAGGGTTGCCGATTGGTTGACTTCTGCCGTGAGCTTTGCGTTGTTTGCAGATTCAACTTCCGACTGCATTTTTGCAAAGTCGGGAGTGTTCTCGGCTTTCTGCTTTTTAAAAGCACCGATAGCCTCTTTCATCTCATCGGCTGACAATCCCTGTTCCTTAAAATATGACTTCAAAACGGTGTCCTCTGTCACGCTCTGTTTGCCTGTAATAAGGCTTGCGAGCTTGTCATAATCAAAGGCAGGAGCGTTTCCCTGCGGTGTTCCCTGCGGTGCAGGTGTCGGTTCATTGGGGGTTGGTGTTGGATTTGGTTCTGCCATTTTTTCATATCCTTTCAGTTTTTCGGGTGTCTCCCGTAATCAGTTCATAGAGTGTCTCTCTGTTTCAGTTTTGCACGGTGTCTCCCGTAGTTTAATGTCTTCGGACAATAAAAAAGCACCTTACATATTCGTAAAGTGCTTAATCCGCTTTTTCTGTTTTTTCTGTTTTAACTGCTTTGGCTCTCGGCTTTTTGGGAGCGTCAGGCTTGACCTCTTCTGCAAAACCACCGTCAATGAGTTCCTTTGCTCTCTGCTCGGAACATTCAAAAACTTCATTCACAGGTCGGGTTACATAACCGTTCTGCCTGTCATTAAATGCTGTTGTTACTCTGATTTTCATTCTGTCACCACCTTTCTAAACCGGTCGAAATCGACGGGTTTAAATGCAAAAAGCACCCTATAATCAACATTGCTGTCGATTATAAAATGCTCAATTCGTAATTTTATGCTGTTTTTGTGAATTGCATATAACAAAACCGCCCTTTTTACGGAGCGGTTAGATTATGCCACTATCTTTTAGATATTGCATTTTTTGTTTCTCTCTAAGCTTACTGTAAAGTGCTTCAGCATCTTTAGCTTCTTGTGGAGCATCTTCACGCAAAGTGACATTTAAACCATTTGTTACAAGGTACGGCTTAAACGCATTCCATAGAGATTTTTGTTCTTCAGTTTGTATCAATCTCATACCATCATCACCCTAAAAGTTTGCTGACTCTGTACTCGTTATACACTTCATCCATAGCTTTATCTTTTAAGCATTCAAAAGCATACTCACTTATATCCTCTATATTATAACCGTTATTTATCAATTTTTCAACCTTTGGAGCATAAATTTTATTAAGGTAATCGCAATATTCAAAATAATCGTTAATACTTCCGAATTTTGCTCTGTAATTTTTAGCGTCTTGCCAATGAATCAGTTCGTGAAGAATTGTACTCAATCCGTCTTGCGGACAAGCCAAGTTTTCTTGTAAATCTGACAAATCACTTGTTGAAAAGTATGCTGAATTGACATTTAGAACATTCTGCATTGGCATATATGAAGCAATAGCATTTACTCGCATTTCTTCGGGAGTGACAATACAAATTTCAGGCTTTCCGCTTGTTTCAACCTCTCCGAGCATATCAAACGCTTTTCTCACTTGCATATCAAAATTATGAAGTTCTTTTCGTTTTAGCTTTACCTTATCTGAAATATAAACATTATCACACAATGTATTTGCCTTGTGGGTATCAATTGTAATTGTTTCGCCCTCAATTTTGCGTTCAAAAGTTTTTGATATATCTTCTTCAAAAACAGGTCTGTAATATTTCTGTTCATTGGTGTTTAGTGAGAATTGTTTTGCCTTTTCTTCAAGCGTATTCGCCCTATCGTGCCACTCATCGGCTTGGGTTTGGGCAATGCGTTTATTGTCCTCGTCAAGGCTGTATTCGGCACGGCGGTCAAAGCGTTCTGCCTGTCGCTGTGCATACTGCTGTTTTTCCTCTATTCCTCGCTGACGGTCAAGCTCTTTGATTTCATCTTCAGACAGCGGTGCGTCCAAATCATCAAGTTCGGGATAATATGTACTCGTACTGTCCTTGCATCTCGGATGAAACAAACCGTTCTTGATTGCGGTTGAGAGGAGCGGATAGTTTCCGTCTGACTTTTTGCCGTTTGAATAAACATCGTCAATAAACACCTTGCCGATATATTTTGCACAATCGGGGCAGCCGCCCTGTCTTGAGTTCACAACAACGAGGGATACTCCCCATTCGGCTCGCTTTTCGCCCTCACCACGCAGATAGGCTCTTTTGTTGGCTGTTTTAACCGCCATGTCCGCATAATCCGAGAGCGTGTGCCTTGCACCGTTCTTGTATTCCACACAATTTAGACCTGCGTTGAGCATATCTTTACAAGCCATATCAACGGATTTTTCGTATGTAACCGCACCCGTGTTCATTGCAACCTGTGCGTTAAAAATCGCCTTGCGGTACTTGTCGTTGCTCATACGCAAAACTGCCGTTTCTGCCCTTTTTAAATCGTCTGTGGTCGATTTTATGAGTGCGTCAAGTTTACGGTCATTCACCTTAAAAAACTCGGCTGTGCTGTGTGCTGACGGCTTTTTCGGGGCTTTGAAACCGTCCTTGACAGCTTCAAGAATTTCTGCCTCCTGACTTGCATTTCCGTCAGCTTTGGCGGTGCGAATCATCTCTTCAACCTTGCCGTTAATGGTTTTGAAACGCTTGCCGAATTTCTTTGCGTTGTGCTTACGGTACTCTTCAAGACTTTTGAGCTGTTCAGCCTGCCATTGTGTCCAACAAAAATTATTTTTATCTTCTTCAACTCTATGATTTTTAAAATTTCTTATCATTGATGATATTAGTTCATTTTCAATTTTTTCGAATGCTTTTGAAATATCATAGTCCATTAATAATATCCGTTTCACCTATCGAATAACAAGAAAGAAGAGGCTGTCACAAATTAACTGCCTCTTCTTTCTTGTTTAATTATATTTCCAAATAAAGCCATATGCGGTTTTTGTTTTTCCTCTACAACATTTTACGATATGACTTTTATCTATTCCCAATGTTTCGCCCGCAACAGTTACACTATCCCACACCCTTAATAGATTTCCGAATTTATCATATTGTTTAACACTCTTATTTTGTTTCTCTAATTTTGTTCCGTAATGGTTATTGTATAAACTGGTACACCACTCAAGATTATTCACATTATTATTTTCTTTATTTTCGTCCTTATGATTTACTTGTGGATAGTTATTAGGGTTAGGAATAAATGCTTTTGCAACCAATCTATGTGCTTTGTATGATGTATACTTACCAGTTAATGGATTTTTGATACTGGTAACTAAGTAACCATCTTTATCTTTTTGCCATTTAAGAATTTTATTGCTTTCCCATTCAGTAAATTGATTTCTATATTTTTTTGTTCTTTTCAAACGACCTAAATTACTGATTTGATAATCTCCATTTAGTTCTTCAATATCTTTCCAAATTTCGTTATCCATATCATTTAGCCGCCTTTCTTATTTCAGCTTTTGCGGATTTTATGCCTTGGGCATAGCCGAATACGAATGCATCACAAATCATATCAAATACATTTGAATTGGTACGATAAATCTCATTGACATTATCGCAGCCCATATCGTAGTATGGATTAACAGTGCCACGAACACTTTCGATTACCTTTTTTACACTCTTTACACAAGCCATAATAAAAACTCCTATCAATTGTTTTGTTTGACAGAAGTAATCTTAAATGATATAATAGATTTCAGATAGAGATACTTCTGTCGGTTTTTTTAGAGTGTTGCAAACTTTGGTCGGTGGGCAACACTCTATTTCTTTTTATCAATTTCAGCTTTAACTAAGGCAATACCTTTATGTACTACATCTGACTTAGTAATATTAAGACTTTTAGCACATTCTTCAAGGGTATTATATGTATCAGCTGATAATCTGATTTCAAACCTTTTATCACGCTTATCTTGCGTAGGTCTGCCTTTAGGACACATTCTTTACACCTGCCTTATTTTGTCCGTACATATATAATATATTATGTACGGACATTTGTCAAGGTTTAATTAGAAAAATTTTTAAAATCAAGTCCTGCCACATCGTCAAGCTCCGATTTTTCTTCTTCGCCTGCAATGCCCTGTTCTTCCTTAATTCTCTGAACCTCTTCGGCTTTCCAATCCTCCGACTTGCTGTCGCCGTAAAGCTCGTCAACCGAGGTTTCAACTGACATCAAACCGCCCTGTCTTGCTTTTGACACGGTTTCAACCTGACTTTCAAAGCTCGGATTTGCATATTCGCCGAAGTTTACGGATACTTCCAAGCCCTCAACAATACCCTTGCCGTTAAGTTCACCGTCTGCATTGAGTACAACTGCAACAAGGCTTTGAAGTGCGTTCTGCGTAATTTTCACAAGGTTCTGCCTTGTGTAAAGGGTTGTCTTTTCCTTTTCACGCTGAGCGTCTGCATTATCAAGCTTCTTCGTATCAATGCCGAGAGTTGACGGCGATATAATGCCCTGTAAGCAGAGGTCGAGGGCAGTAATGTATGAACTCAAATAGCTTTCGTGCTGAATCTGCGGACTTTCTGTGTAAATCCTGTTGCCGTTGCCGTTTTCAGACATATCGTTGCCCACGGTGATAAATCGGTTGTCAAACGGATTTGGCGATATTGGCTGACAGGTTTCGGGATTTCTCGGAACAAGGCAATCAGGCACATACTGCTTTGTTCGGCAGGCTCTGAGTGCGTCCATCCACTGTGACCACACTTCATCAAGGCTGTCGAAAGCGTCTGTTTTTATGCCGATAATGCCTGCACCTCTGCCCTTGTGGCACGATTTGCCGTAAAGGACAGGTACAGCCCACATATATGATTCGTCAAATGTAACACCCTTTGAATCAATCCACGAAAGAGCGTCAACCGTGTGCAGGTCAATCTCTTTGCCGTTGTCATCATACAAAGCATAGTGAATATAGCCGTAACCGTATGTTTCTTCAAAGCGGTAACGGCGGTGTTTTTGCGTGTAATCGGTGTAAAACTTAACCTCTCGGATTCTGCCACGCACATATGTAAAGTCGATGTTTTCGGCAGGATACCATTCAACAATCGGAACATCTGATACAGCCGTGTCAAAACTGACCTTAAAAGCACCGTCACCGACAACACATAGGTCACGAAGCATTTGTTTAACCGTGTCGGACAATTTGTTCTGCTTTTCAATATCTTCCCAACGCTCTGCATAAGCGGTTGAATTTTTACTTGTAACATCTGTGCCGTTGTAGTCGGAAATTACGATATTCACAAGCGTTTCGCAGATGAGTGCCGGCAAGCCCGTGTGTATTTTACGGATTTCAAGCCCCTTTGTGCTTTTTGCCGCCCAAAACATAGTTTTGTTTGTATCAATCTGCCTGTACAGCTCCGCAAGCTGTCTGCTGTTGCCCCAATACCAAATGCGATTGATAAAGCACTCGGTCAGATGATTGCTTGTTTCGGTGACGGTAATTGTTTTGTCGCTTGCAGGAGTAATCTGCAAAAAGTTTTTAATTCCAGATCTGATAGATTCAGCCATTCTGTTAATCAGCCCCATTTATTTCACTTCCAATAATATTTTTAAACGGCAGCCACGCATATTGACCGCTGTTAATGCAATGGTCGTGACCGTCCTCGGGTGTGTTGTCTTTATCCTCTCGCCAGCTATAAATTTCAAACTCGGCAATCGTGTTTTTACAATGTTCAAGCACAAAATAACAGTCGGTGGCAAGCCAGCCGAGTACAAGATTGATTCGGTCGATAATCTTCGTTTTCTTCCATGCATTTGCAAAGTCATAGACACAGCCGTGCTGTCGCTTATACTTTTGAAATTCGGTAATAGTCGCTTGGTCGGCGCTGTCAATAAAAGCCGTGCGTGCAAAGCCCCATTCATCACGGTTGCGGTCAAGGAAATCAATAAAATTCTTCACCGTGTCACTCGGGGCAATAGGCGTTTGCATTTCAGCGTTGTTATAAACTCTTTCATCAAGCTGAACACACTTGCCGTGATTGGTAATGCCGTAAAATGTCATTGCGATAGTGTCAGGCGACTTCTGCGAATAGGCGGTATCAAGACCTGCGGTGAACTGAACAAAGTGTTCCGACTTGCGGTTACAGTTCAAAAACTTTCCTGCCCACTCTTTTGATTTGATATGTCTTGCCCTCTCAAAATTCGGGAACACAAGACCTGTTGCTCTGCCTCGCAAACCTAAGATTTTATTTTTATAGAGCTTTGTACCTTTCGGTGCAGAGTTCTTTTTCTTTTCAATCTGTTCAGGTGTAAGACTTAAATTGTCGGCAAAAGAAAAGAACCAATACCGCCAATTCGGTACAGGTTCTTCGGTAAGCTCCGCCGTAATCTCGGGAGGAACATCGTTTTCATATTTTTTAAAAGGACGGGAGCGGTTGACAAACTCCTTATACACAGGGAGGCTCGGATCATCGGGATTCAGCGTTGCAAGCATATAGTCATTACGGGTTGACATCTCTCGGATAAACTCGATATCGGCGGTGTTGATTTCGTCAATATAAACGCACCCAAACTGCGCACCGAGAACCATTTCCCACTTATCCCGACTGCTGTAACCGAGAATATAGATAATTTTGTCCTCAAACTTGATATGCGGCAGCTTGTAATCCTTGTCGCCGTTGCCACAGTAAACTGCGTTACGGTGCAGGTCGAGAATACCGTTATCCTGCTGAATAATGGTTTCTTCGGCTTTACCAGTTGTCTTGGCGGCAATGGCGTGTATCTTCTTTTTACTTTGCGACACCATTCGCATAAACTTAACGCCTGCTCCGACGGTAGTTTTGCCGGACGCTGTAGTTCCTTCAAGAAATTCAGCCGACACATTTGTTGTGTTGATAAAGTCGATATACTTTTGTGACAACGGGAATTTGTTACTCACTCAGTCCCTCACCACCCAACTGTCTGAACACATCGGATAGCTTTTCGGACTGCTCAACCTTTGCGTCAACCTTAACGGTGTATTCGCCCGTCATCTTGTTGAGCGTGTCAATCGCCCTGATTCTGTCGGAGGTGTCCTGCCCGTCATTCCTTGCAATGTCAGACAAAGCAACCTGTCTGTCCTTTGCACTCATAATGCGCTCGTCCTTGAGCTTATCGGAAAGCTCCTTGATGTATTTTGAAACTCCAACTTTCTCCAACAATTCATACGCTCTTGCGTTTGCGTAATTTTCTGAATATCCTGCCTGTATCGCACTCTGAACGGTGTTACCGCTCTGCGCATAATATTCCGCAAACTTTCTCTGCCTTGCATTTAATTTGTCTTTCACGGTATCACCTCTCTTTGTCTGAAAATTCTAAAAATAAGCAAAAGAAAAGAGAGTACTAAATGCACTCTCAATTAATCAGTATTAAGCGTTAAATCATTAATTCTGTCATTCAATTCTGCCAGTGTATTTCTTAATATCAAACAGTCTTTAGGCGTAAGTAATTTATTGTCCTTATTGTTAATCAATAAACTATTAACTCTCAACAATTTTTGATAACAGGAAATAAGTAAATCAAGATTATTGGGATTGTTTCTCAATGCATATCGACATTCCATAAGCAAGCTTGCAAATTCACGATTATTAAGGTCAACATTTAATTCGTCACTAACATTTGGCGTATTAGAAAACATTCTTATTGAATCTTCAATAGCATCTAACTTTGAATATATTGATTTCATCATAAATCTATCGAAAACGACCTCATCAACTTTGGAATTATCTACAGTTGCATTTTCTAAATTTGCTATACTCATTAACGAAAATGAACCATTTTCATAAGTTTCCTTTATCGCATTAGCAATATCATCTTTTGCCTTAATAACATTTTCATACAACCTATCTCTCTTATAAAAAACAGTATTTATTCCTGCTACATCAAAAATTTTATCAGTAGCATCGTCCTGTATCAAAACTACTTTTTTACCATAGGCTTGTCGAATTCCTAATTCATACATAACATTCGGATTTCTTGAACTTAAATCGCAAATTGCCATATCACATTCAACTAAATTTTTCAAAATTTTTTGCATTATCGAATCACATATTTGATTGCTATCTGCTCTTATAGGTTCAAATCCTGCTTCTTTGACAGCAGGAACAATTATCTGTTCGTATATTTTGTCAAAATGACCTGCAGGGTATTTCGGCTGATCTGATATAGGCATTATAACAAAACAGGTTTTTGCCTTACTTTCTTCGCTCATATGTAGCTCTCCTTAGTTATTATATACCACTAATCTATCATATTATTTGACACAATTCAACGAATTTTACATTTTTCTGTAAACCGCACAATTAAGAAAGTAATAATTTGTATAAAATAACCACACACAACACAAAACCGCCCTCAAACGAGAGCGGTCTGTGCAATTTTTATCTTAGGAGAGTTTCACATATGTCCTGTTTGTCAAACTTTCATAATACCATTATACGCAGGGTAAGGGTGACATTCAATGACATTTTAAAATAATTTTACGAAAAATCGAACTTTTTTCGGAATGCCTGTAACGCTTCGCCGTGCAACCTCAGGGTATGCCTTACGCTCATTTCCATACACTCTGCAATATCTTCCCACCGATGACAATTTATGTAATACTCGGTCAAAATCGCAATGTAACGGTAATCATCAAGTGCGTTGATTTTACTGCGAATTTCAGTTTTCAACCGTACAAGATTGTCAATCTCCCGATTGATTTCAGCCTGTAGGTCTGCAATCCTGTCAACAATCCGCATAGGGTCATTAACTCCCGATGTCTTAACAGGTTCGTTTTGCTTAACCGATACCTGTGCAATATTCAGCCTAAGTTTCGACAGCTCGTGTTCTTTCGTTCTGATCAGCTTATCCGAAACCCTGACCGAATATAAATAATCTTTAACCGTCAATCCGCATCACGCTCCTCCTCGTCAAGCATACCAAGTTTCTGTGCCAACGCAATAACAGCGTTTACAATCAAATACAAATCCTTACCTTTGATGTTACACATATTAAAGCAAACATCGCCCTCATCATCGTTATCAAGTTTACCAAAATCAATAACAAGTCCCTTTGTAATCGTCTTGCTTTCATTGTTATCGTAATTAACGGTAATGTTTTTAATATCTTTCATTCTTCTACCTCACTTTCAAGCCAATGTTTTGTGCAGTCAATACAGCTGTTATTGAATCGCTTTTCCATAGGACAACCGACATACGGAGTTCCGTACGGGCAACTGAAAAAGTCTATACAACTTCGAGCCATTTCATCAATACTCATTGATTTAATCCTTTCAAAATTTGTCATTCTTAACTTTTCATTGCAGCTGATTTTCTGGATATGCGACACTCTAAATACAGTATTTTTAACTACTTCATTATTCTCATCAATACAAAAATAAAAATTTAACGGCACTGATAAATTAGGATTGTCCGCAAAAGCTTTTTCGCCAGTTTGGTGTAATATGCCTGCGTATATCGCTCCATCATACAGAGTAATTGTTACATCCTTACCTAAATACTTTTCAAATTCAGTTCTTGTCATTATTTTCACTCCTTATCCATTTTTGCTCCGCAGTAAGGGCAATATGGATACAAATCAATACCCTCGCTAAAAACGCCCGCATAAAGAGCAATAAAATTACCACACTCAGAACATAAATAAATTGCACAGTCGACACCCTCGCTGTCATATTCCCAACTTCCGTGCTTAATCTCTTGCATTTCACACACGGTTGCTTCGTTAGGTTTGCTTCCGTCAATCTCAATAATGCGTTTTACATTTTCGGCGTTTTTCTTTGAATTGAAATACAAAGTGAAATTGCTACCATTATAATCGGGTATATCCAATGCATAGTCACCGCAAAAATCACGGATTTTTAATTCTTTTTCAATCATTGTTTTTCACGCTCCTTTTTTTCGGCAATAACATGCAACCCGCAGTTATGGTCTTTTTTTTGACAATCATCTCTGTTTATCAGTCCTAAGGCATACGGACACACACCTTTAGGTATTCCGTCTATTCTAAGCTGAGCGTTCGGATAGTTCTTCAAGAACTCCGTAAGAAATGTCTTTTGCGGATACGCATTGCTCCACCTCTGAACAACTTCGATTGCTTGTTCAGGGTAAGATGATTCAAAATCCGAACACGTAACACCTATGCCGTTATTCCTCATGCCCATAGGGCAATCTGTACATCTAAGTTTGCACACTCCGCTCGCCTGTCTACCCATTCTTTTCTTTTCGCTGAAGTAGTTTGTAGTTTTCGTACAATCAATCATTTTCTTCGTCTCCTTCAAAATTAACAACTTTTCCGTTGTCTGTGTAGTCCCGCTTCTCAAATTCAAGTTTCAGCTTGTCGATAACCACACGGTCGATATGCTCCCAAAACACTTCGTCAGTGTCAGAGTGTTCAATTATTTCGGTCATAGACTTTAGTGCCTTTGCGCATCTATCACGGCCAAAGCCGAAATCCTTATACAAAGCAAATACAATCGTCTTAAAAATTCGCCTTGTGGCGTCCGCAATTTCCTTGTCCTTGACTTTCTGATATTCTCTATCTGCAAGGCGGTTAATCTCCGCCATAGTCTCTCTTTTCAGCTTAACGGGTATTCTCGCTTTCAATGCTTTCTCTCCTTTCAAATTCACAGACAAAGCCTGTGCTTACGGGCTTGCAAAACCTACAGTGCTTACAGCAGTAAACGCAGATGTACAAACCTTTTTCAGAGTACGGGCATTTCCGTATGCTACACGGATGATATTCGTGTTTACACTTTCGACAAACCTGCAATTTCATAATCAATCACCCAATTGCAGATATTTTTCAATTGTCTGCTTTGCTGATGTACTGCCATAACATACCTTTACGGCGTATCCGCACCGTGAAAGATTCTGCAACCATTTATCCTGATGTTCAGAAGTCTTATTGTTGCCGACTTTAAGCTCAATATATAAGCCGTGATATTTACCTTTTGGCACAGCAAGGCATAAATCCGGAACACCTGCCCTAACTCCTTGCCTTTTAAGATGTGCGGCTTCGGCTTTATCTCTTCTGCCACCATTTGGAACAGCGTACAGCATTGAAAGTTCAGGATGTATTTTCATTTGCACACATTTATCCGCCCATTTAATGAGTTTACATTGCTCCTGTGCTTCAGACATCATTTTCATTTCCTCTCGTAAAACGGTAATTCTTATTTTTATCGGCTTTAATAAAAATTTTCGGATTAGCCATTTCTGAAATTCTACTGCCTAAAGCCTCATCAATCTGCGAAATCTGTTCAAGTGATAATTCAGATGTTATGACAGTCGGCAATCCTTCATTGTATCTGTAATTGATAATCTTAAATGTAGCATTGACATCAGCTGTTGAGACAAAATCGCCCCTGCGAGTTTTAAAGAAATCATCAATGTAAAGAATTTCCGCTTGCTTATATGAATTTATGAGAGCTTCATACACCTCTAAATTACTCGATGCCTGCTTGATTTTGGTAATATCATCCTGCCAAAGCATATATTTAGGTGCTTTGCCTTTTTTGAGTAATGCTCCGACAATAGCCGTACATATATGTGTCTTTCCACAACCGGGCTGACCGCCGAAGAAGAACCAATCAGAGCATTTGTCAATGTACTCATATGCTTTATCTTTCACATATTTCTGCCAATCTGAGGTTGTCTTGTAACTTTCAAAAGTATATCGTTTAAGAAGTTTTTGAAGACCGCTGTTCTGCATTCTGTGAAGTTCATCTCGAATTTTCATACAATCACATTTGCAAGCAACCACATCATATGTAACCTGCCCGAAAGGCGTTTCGCCTGCCTTTACACGGTAAATATAGCCTCGGTTCATACATTTCTCGCACTCATAGCCAATGAGCTTACCGGGTGTTGAGTTAAACACTTTTGCTTCTTGTTCGGCTTTTTCTCTCGGAGTGAGTTCTTTAGAAGACTTTCTCGCCCGTTGGATAATTTCCTCCGCTCGCTGTGGTGACATTATTCTTGACATTATCGCTTGGATTGAATCCATATCCTACACCTCCTCTGTCTTGGACCTTATTAAGCCATTTAGTAATGAAACCTTTAATGCCGGTTCTTGTTTTTCTCCTGCTCGGATTAGCTTCGAGCCACCCCAACATCGAACGCAATTGTTGTTCTACATCAACAGCAGGATACAAAATTTTGTAGTGCTGAACATCAGATTTTGAAACTGGATAATTACTCTTATCGTTCAAAGGTAATGTAATAAAAATATTTTCACCGGCGGTGTCGGCTGCATTTGCAGACGGCATCGCATAATAATTATTTCTATTTACTTTACTTTCCTTTACTTTACTTTTCTTTGTGTCGTTCTCGGAGAGATTATGTTCATTCTCGGAGAGATTATGCTCATTTTCAGGTATAACTATATAAGCCTTTGTTTCTTCCGTTTTCAAAAGCCAATATAATCTATTTATTGTGCGACCTCGCACGGAGCGTTTTTCGATAGCGTACATATATCGTTCTTGCATCATTTTGTTGGTCAGTATGCTCTCCCTATCAAACAGCCCGTTATCAAACAGCCCAATTCGTAAGCAAAGCTTAACTACCTGATTTACCGTATCTGATTTAATTCCACCGCTCATTCGTTTCGCTATCGTGGCAGCACTGGTTTCTTCTCGCCACTCATAATAGTAACCATTTGTTGCATAAGCTTTGGTACAAATCCAAAAAAATACTCCAAAGCCGTCCCAACCCTGTGCATCAATAAGCACATCAAATCTCTCATCATCATCGAACAAGTGAACATCCCAAGCCGCAAAGTCAAGCCCTCGCTTTGGTTGTCCAGCCATTCACTGTATCACCTCTTTCTTTTTGTATTAAGTTTCAGCTTTGTACAAAGATATTCATCAAGCTCTATACCGTAGATTTTGTACTTATCAAACAGCTCTTTTTCGTGCCGATGTGCTTCATCGTGGTGCTTTCTGCAAAGGCATATAGCTTTTAATCCTATATGTACAATCTGTTCCCTATCTCGCCCCATACCAATTCTGTCAACATGATGAACTTCACCTGGTGCATTGCATATTGCACACTTACGATTTTCAAGACAACTGTACAAGTATCTGCCTATATCATCTGTAACATTAAGCAGAGTATCTCTTGTTCCGATATTTTGGTAGAAACAAAAATCTATCAGATAGCTTATGAAATCTCTTGCTACGCTTTTTTCGCAATCAGACAGCGAAAAGTATTCAATGCCAAATTCACCGCAAAAATTAAACTTGAAATATTCTTTAATCCATTCGGGATTATCTCCGCACCAAAATACTATATCTCTGATGATTGCGTATATTTTTCTTCGCTGTTCGGCAGAAATCGTGCGTCCGTCAACAATTCTGAGTTCAATTTCATGTACTTGTTTCTGTGCAAGTTCTCTGCCGATACGCTCATGCGGTCTTACTATTAAGTTATATCCGTCATAAGATACTATGTTCGCTGATGTAATCATACTAAGTCCTCATGTTGGTGCATATAAACGAAGAAACTGTTATTACCCATATTTTGATACAACCATTCATCGCACTTTTCTTTGCTCAAATGTGTACGAAGAACTCTATCTTCGTACACATATTGACCTTTCAATCGTTTATCTTTTATTCGATTAAGTAATTCTGTTTTTGAGTAGTTAGCTTCTACAAGATACAAATCGTAGTTCTTAGCTGTTATATGAGCGATTTCCGATGTATCAGTTGCGTATATAACTTTATATATCCCCTGTTGAGTGTTGAAGTGTAACTTCCAGCCGATATTAGGAACATCATGCCGAAGTGGTACTGCTGAAAAAGTAATATTGCTGATTGAGTACCATTTATCCTGAGCGACTATGAAAGAATTGTATTGAAAGGAGGTATCACCTAATAAAAAAAGCTTTTTGCAAAGATAATTGGGGTAAATTATCCGAATACAAGGGTGTTCGGACAGCAGTCGCTTTAGAGTAGCAACATTACAATGGTCTCCGTGTTGATGAGTTAAAAAAACATATTTAACTCGGTCAACCACTTCACACTCAACAAGTTTGTTGAACGGCACTCCGCAGTCAATCAAGACCTGACCGTCAAGAAAGACTGCGTTGCCATTAGAGCCTGTGCTTATTATCTCTAAATCAATCATTTCATTCTGCAAGATCATCAATAGAGAACTGTTCTTCATCCGGTTCAGATGAAGATGAATTGTAAATTTCAGGTGTTTCAGCAGGAACTTCTGCATCAATCATGGTATCGGTGTCATAATCGGGAGTTCCGTCAGCATTGATAATATGATTATCAGCTTCATATGCTGTCTGCATTTCAACACTCATAATACCCCATTTGCTTATAAGCTGTCTGAGCATTGTCTTTTTTGCCATAGCATCAAAATCCTTTGCCCAAAAAGTGTAACTTGTACCCTTATTGACATCGCTTGCATATCCGGCTGAATACTTCATAGCGTGCTGTTTCATCTTATCCTTACTCCAGTAAAGAGCTTTCTCAAAGCCGTTTACATAGCGAAAATAAGCATAATATCCGATTGTTTCAGCTGTTTCACGCTCTGTTTCATCTTCAATCATTTTGATTGTAATTTCTTCTGTGAGCGGATCCCAATTAAGAAGTTCTCTCTCTTTGATTTCCACCACATTAAGTCTTTTATACTGTCCTGAACGGATAGCAAGCTGAATATAGCCACGATAGCCAAGAACAAATGTAGCTGTTGTACGCTTATTCTTTCTGTCCTTAAACGGGACCATATAATACTGTCCGAGCTGTGGTGACGGAGGAAGTCCGAGAGAGTGACCGCAAAGAGCCGCCGAAAGAATTGTAGCTGCATCGCATTCTTCGAGTGCAGGATTTGTACTCACCACAGATGTGATAGCCGCCGTAAATTTCTGAATTTCCTTCGGGTCTTTCATTGAGTTTGAAAGACTTTTCTGAAAAGCCTGTGTCTGGAGCATTGACGAAAACTTCGGCTTTCTCTGCTGAATCTGATTGTTTTGATTATTATAATTACTCATAGCGCAATCCCCTTTCGTTGATTAACTGCTTAACAGTGAGTGCAAAATCTTTAAGCTGTGATTTTGTACCGTAAACCTTGAATGACAATGACAGAACTTTTTCATCTTGCTGTGGCTGTTCTGATATTTCTTCAACCGGAGGAGCAACTTCTTCAGGCACATTTGCAACAAACGGTTCATATTCGTGAAGAGTGTTGCTCACAGCCTGCTCGGCTTTTTCACGCTCTGCTCTTTCGGCTTCTGCCCTTGCTTTTTCTTCTTCAATAGCCTTGTACCTCTCTGTTACGGAAGTTATTGCAACCGATACATTCAAAGACCGCTTATACTCGTACAGGATTTCGTCCTTGTGCTCCTGCGTTGCGATAAGCTTTAAGTCATCCATAACCTTGTCCAAAAAGGTCTTAATGGTTTCTTTTAGCTTTTTGAGAGATACGCTCATGGTTATATTCAGATTAACCTGCTCATATGTTACGAAGTCAATACCGAGTGATTTCTTATATTCTTCAAAATAACTCATAGACTTTTCGTATTTAATCCTTTTTAATTCCTGCTCGGTAGCGTTAATTTTGCCCTTGAGCGCCGAATCTGCCTTTTTGTACGGATTTGTTACACAATCCTTATAAACTGTTTCAAAAGCCTCATAAGGTGTTATTATTTCCGATTTAACCGCTTTTCGGCGAGTTTCAAATTCCGCAAATTCCTTATTGAGCGATGAACGCAACTTCTTGATTTCCTTGTAGTTTTCGTCTGTACATATCATTTCGCAGGCAGTGTTTACCTTTTTCTCAATTTCAGATTTAACCAGCTTGAGATTCTCGATGATGACAGGAATCTGAGCTACCTGAATTAAATCGGTTGAATCAGGTTCTGCATCATTAACTGTTGACAGATTTTTTACTTCTTCCATATCAGCAGTTTCAAGCAAATTAACGGGTTCTGTAATTTTGGTCATTTTATGTTACCTCCTTAATCTATTGACCATTCTTCCTCGGTAATGCCGTGAAAAAGTTCGGCACATTCACGAGAACAGAAAATATCATCATTTGTATCTCTGAAATATGTATAATCATATCTGAGTTCTGCGTTGCACGCTCTGCAATGCCCCATTACCAGTACTTGCGGTGCGTTTGGGCACATCGGATTACACGGAGTGCTTCTGCATACTTCGCACATTTTAATATCTCCTAACTATTGATTTTTCGATTCAATATGATATAATGAGCTTGTTTAAATTTCTTTTTGTTTAATCCCGTGTTGCTGTTCCTAAGCAATGCGGGATTTCTCTTTGCCTGCAAGTTGCATTTCAAACAACGCCTTTGATACTCTTTCAGCTCTGAGTTCTTCCCTGATAAGCTGTTCAAGGTAATAATCCTCAAGGCGTTCACCGTTTGCATCACCAAATCGGCTGATAATAACCGCCAACTTGTTCTTAGCGTGTGCCTTAGCAATTTCAAACTCAGATTCAGTGCATATGTATCCGTTTGAGGATATAAAATCAGTGTAATTCAAAATATTTTCCCACCTTTATATTTGATAAACATTTTGCTAAGGTCCGCAAAATGTTCTTTTCATCAAACAACCTTGTAGTCGTTGGCATTTTCAACCCCCACACATTCAAAATTGAATGCTTCGGATTCAGGCGTTTCAAGGGCTTTGAGTTTGCGTTTTAGCTCTCTGTTCTCGTGACGATAACCGCTTGACGCTGTTTTTTCAAGTGCAAGGTCTGTTCTTGCGTTTCTCAGTTCAATGCTGAGATGTCTGTTCTCTGCTCTGAGGTTTTCCACATCTTTGAGCAGTTTTCTGCGTGTCGGATAGTTTCTTAAATGCCACATTTGTTACACTCCTTTCAACGGGTTTGAACCGAGAATATAATTGAGAAACGGTATTCTCGGAATACGGATAGATGTGCCGACTACAATTACATTGAATCCCAATTTTTCGGGTTCGTCCTTTGCCTGTTCACGTAAGTTTTGCGGAGCAACTCCAATAGCCTTTGCGGCATCTTCCGAGAGCAGATAGACATCACTGCTATCCATAATTTCTTTGATTTTTTTGTTCATCTGAACTGTGTCCATATGTACACCTCCTTAATTTTCGTTGGTAATTTTGTCTGAAACGATTTCGACTGATTCAACATCAGCAACGCTGAGAGCCAGCTTGAGCAGTACAACATCGCTGACCGTTCGTGTTATCTGATAGCTTGTAACATACGGAATTTCTGTTCCGTCAATTTCAAGAAGGAACTTGTCCTTTGTGTCAATAAGTTTAAGTTTTGCCATTTTCTCACCTGCTTTTCGATATTTTATTGCTTTACACGACCTTAAATGTTATGATTAACTATGAAAGGAGGCATAAATATGAATGATATTTTATCGTGGTTGACTTTAATAATATCCGCAGTTTCAACCTTATGCACTTTGGTTCTGTCTTGGATATTATTTAAAAAGGAACAGAACAAAACCTATCTGAAAGAACGATATGAATTAGTGATTTTCCCCATATTCAACCTGCTTGAAGAACATTTGTACAAAAAGGAAATTACTTCTGAAATTAAACAAGCCGTTGAAAAATGCGAAGATATTATTGCCGATAATAAACTTATCGCAGGTGGAAAACTCAGCTATGTATTTTCTCTTCCATTAGATAAAATTAACTTTCAAAGCATTTCAAAATTAGTCGACAAAGAATATGACGATTGTTGTTCTGCTTTAGGAATTCCTTTAAGACCGTTAGATAAAAAGATGTATACATACAAAACACGAAACATAAAAGTTTTGATATTAGGAATTACTAAATATTCAATGCCATTTATTGCAATTTCACTATTATCAGCAATTTTGATTGCATTATTTGAATACTTCTTTCTTAAAGGATAACCTCTGCTTTGATAAGCATTGCTGTAATCAGCAGAAGTAAGATAATTGCGTTGAGAATAAACACTACAAACATTAAAAACTTGTTCAATTTTCATTCTCCTTTGCCCACTTAATCAGATCCATAATTTGAGCGTCGTGCTTATCAAGGTAGCTGTCTATTGTTTTATACAAATGGGCGGCTACTATTTTTATTGCTAATACTGCTGAAGCAAAAGCTGTGCAAAGCATTAGCAGTCCTAAAATTATTATTACTTCCGTCTTTCTTCACCTCTTTTCAGCTAAGTCCGTTTAATGGGACTGTGATTGTGGTATTATTGATTGTGTTGCAAATATCTTTTGCAAATGTTATAATCGAGCAAAGGAGCTGATTATATGTGGGTAATAATTAGTGGTATTTTAGGCATTGCAGGCTTTTTAATATCTTTAATAAACCTGATTAACTATTTTGTTTCGCACAAAGTGAATTTGGAAATCACAATGCTTGAATACGCATACAAATTAGGCGTGCAGGGAAAGAAAAGACTTTTCATTCATTATAAACTTAACAATAAATCGCAACTGCCTATTTCTGTTACCGACATTCAATTAGTTCTGAACGGCATAGAGTACACCGAAGATTACAACACCCACGAAGTTAATTCTTATCATCACAAGGCAAAAGGTGTTGATGAGTATGTTCCTACATACAATGAACATCTGCCTATCAATCTTGAGTGCCTACATTCTCATTCGGGTTACCTCGTTTTTGTAATTCCTGAAGATAATTCTCCAAATCTCGATAAAGGTCTGACTTTTCAAATTCGCACCAATCGGAATAAGGAAGTACAAAAGAAAGTGTCATTGAATGAGGTGGTAACGCTCCGCTCCACTCTACCTTATCAAAAGTATAAAAATCTTTTTCTAAAGGATAAGGCGGAACATAAGGTGCACTGACAGTCTTGTTGACTGTTGGTGCTTTTTCTATGTTGAATAAATTATTAAAAAATCCCATTTTCTCACCCCCTTAATATAATAGTTGCATTTATGCGACAAACTGACTAAAAAAAATAGCCTGTGCCTCATCACCTGTTAATCCGAGAATTTGTGTGATAGCGTCTGCCTGCTTAATGGTAAAATCCTCACCACCGTTAGAAAGTTTACGATACATCGTACTTTTGTCGATACCGATACTTTCAGCAACCTTTTCAGGGGTTAATCTTTTCTCCTTGATAGCCCCTTTCAGCTTATCAACATTAGTCAATTTTATCACCTCCAGTTTTTATTGTGTTGCATTTCTGCGACAACTATATGATACCACCCTTGTAAGTTATTGTCAATATATTTTTCGCATTTTTGCAAAATTATTTTTATTTTTTCAAAAAGTAGTTGCATTTTTGCAACCGTTATGTTATAATACTGTACAGTAAAGGAACGGTGGCGGCTGTTTCGACTCCCTTGAGAAAGGGGGTGATTGCGTGGAATACATAGCTGTGATAGTAATTTTCACATTTTTTATTGTGTTCACCATAAAGAAATAACCGCCCTGTACTGCAATACAAGACGGTTATAAAAAATAATTAGTTTTTGAATAGCGGAACAGCTAAAGCCGTTCCCTTACTACCATTATAATACAACTTATTTTGCATTATGTCAATAACAATATATTGAAAAAAGGTGTTACTTATGACAATCGGCGAACGCATTAAAAAATTGCGAGAAGAAAAAAATATAACTGTTGATAAACTTGCCGAGCTGATAGGAAAGAACAGAGCTACAATATACAGATATGAAAGCAGCGAGATTGAAAAGTTACCAACAAGCGTATTAGAACCGCTTTGTAAAGCTTTAGGAACTACTCCTGCGTATATTATGGGTTGGGACGATAAAACACCGGAACAAGCAACCCCCCTTCCGCAAACAAATGTATTTATGCGACCGGTATATGACAGCATTTCGGCAGGGTTCGGAGTGATAGCTCAGGATGTGCCTGTTGACTATATGCCTACATACATCACCTGCCCCTCAGAACAGGATAAATATATATGGATAAATGTTCACGGTGATTCTATGAGCCCTCTGATTGATGACGACAGTAAAATTCTTATTAAAAAGCAAACTTCCGTTGACAGCGGTCAGATTGCCGCAGTCCTCGTTGACGATGAAGAGGCTGTTGTTAAAAAGGTCCTTTACAACGATAACACCGTTGAGTTGCATTCAGTCAACCCCTACTATCCCCCACGAGTGTTCAAAAATAACGACGTCACCCGTGTTCAAATCCTCGGTCTTGTAAAAGAAGTCAGTAAATCGTTACAGTGAGAAAAGCTGTTTTACTGTAACAGTTAAATTTGTAAAAATATATTGATTTTGTGAATTTGTCGGTGTATAATTATATTCAATTCGTAAAAACAGCCTATTTTTACGAATTGCTTTTCTGATATATGCGTATAATTGTTAAATTACGGCATATAATACTTATTGGAGAGGTGATACATTTGGGGTATAAATCTTTAGATAAGCTGTTTTATTCTGACAAAGAAAATTATGAAAAAATTTACAACGAAAGGTATAAAAGCGAATACGCAGTACACTTAGATTTTCTGATACACGATAACCCTGCTTTTTTTGTGATGATACCCGAATTTATAACGAAAATTCGTGACATTTATAAAACCGATAAGCAAATCAAAGCTTTAAGGGATTCATTACCCGAAAAAGCAATTGGCCATTTCGCTATCAGATGTTTGGTTGATGAAATTGTAAAGACAAATGATATTGAAGGTGTTTACAGCTCAAGAAGAGAAATTAACAGTGTCTTGTCAGAACTGGAAACAAAGAGCCATGGGAAGCGTTTTATGGGGCTTGTGCAAAAATATCTTATGTTGCAAAAAAATGAAACTATGTCCTTTGACACCTGCGAAGATATCCGCAACCTGTACAATGATTTAGTATATTTTGAAATCGAAGAAGATAACCCGTCTGATTTGCCTGACGGTAAAATCTTCAGAAAAGATTCAACAAGCGTCCTCAGTGCAACGCAAAAAGAACTTCACAGAGGAGTTAATCCCGAAGGAAAAATTATAGAGTGTATGAATAAAGCGTTGGCAATACTTAATGACAAAAGCATTGAGTGTGTTTTCAGAATATCAATTTTTCATTACCTCTTTGGTTACATTCATCCTTTCTATGACGGCAACGGAAGAACATCCCGTTTCATCAGCAGTTACTTGTTGTCAAAAGAATTTGAATCAATTATCGGTTACAGAATGTCTTATTCTATTAAAGAGAACATAAACGATTACTACAAGGCATTCAAGGTGTGTAATGACCCGAAAAACAAGGGAGATTTAACTCCTTTTATAATTATGTTTACCGATATTATTGATGATTCGTTGCACAAGTTGGTGTACGCTTTGGAGAAAAGATTAGAGCAACTGACACATTACGGAAAGTGCATTATCTTTCTGCCTAAAGGCGCCGACGAAAAATATAGTAATCTGTATTTTTTGCTTATTCAGGCAAGTTTGTTTTCCGAAAGCGGAATAAGCACAAAGGAACTAATGGATGTTATGAAATTAAGCAGAAGTACAGTTACAAACAGGTTAAACACCCTGTCCGATTACGGTTTAATAATCAAAAAAACTTTAGGCAATATCCGTTGCTACAGTCTCGACATAGATAAAATAGATACAATAATGGAAGAGATAAATAAATAA